CTCCGTCAGACACGCCGTTGGCGGCTGGCGCTTTGGCACGACCGTTTGCATGATCGACGATAGTGTTGAGCAGCCGCTGCTCAGTGCCGGTCCAAGAACAAGCAGGATTGTGGTTCCTGACCGCTTCCAGTTCGAGCCCATGCTTCGCCTCCATCTGCTTGATTCGCCTGTCCTGGCGCTGTTGCTCTGCTTTCACCGCCGCGTCTCTATCCGCCTTGGCCTGCGCATTGTGCTTCTCGATCGCCGCGTTCAGCTGCGCCTTCGCTGCCGCGTCGTACTCCGCCCGAGTGATCTTGACGCCCTGCTGATAGCCGGTGAATCCGGCTCCCGCCAGCATGAGCAGGAAACCGAGCCAGAGCCATGGGCTAAGCAGACTCACTGCGTACCTCCCCGCCCGGCTTCACCATTGTCCGCCGTTGCCATCACAGCAGCGGGGAGGTTCTTGCCGATGCACGCTTCGTACTCAGCCTGGCGGCGCTTGGTCAGGCCGGCCACTTCACGACCACCGGCGCGGTTCCAGCGTTGGATCTCGCGGCAGGCCCCGGCGTAATCGCCCGCGTTGAGCTTCCGCACCAAGGTCGAGCCGCAGAATGCCGACGTGCCGATGTTGTAGGCAAGGCTCATGTAGGCATCGAACTCGTGCTGATAGAGAGGCACCTTGACGCACAGCGCGATAACGGCCTTGCGCCCTTCGAGATCTTTCAGCGCCAAGATCAGTTCCCGCTGCGGCGTTGTTTTTTCGCCAGGTCTCACGCCCTCTGTGCGGCCGAAGCCTATAGTCTGAATGCCGACAAGATCCAGATAAGGCCGGTCAGAGTAACCTTCATGCACCGCGACACCGACTAGAAGCGCAGCGGACACACTGAGGGCGGAGATCGTTGCGCGACGGCTCACTGTCTGCGTTCCTTGCTGTTGTCTTCGTGCATATGCTGCATCAGAGCATCTGACAGCCGATCGAACTTCTTCCCGAGGTCGTCGAAGCCCTTTTGGAAAGCCGCCTCCAGGCGGCTAAACCTGGCGTCGAGTTCTTCTTTCTGATAGTGGTCTCTGGCAATCTGCAGCCGCAGCTCCTGCAGCGCCACCACGTCAGCATCGTGCTTCGCGAACAGCAGCGCTATGCTCGAATCCTGTTTTGCGTCGCGCGTCGAGCAGTCAGTACGCACCTGTTCGATCAGCTTGCCTTGCTCGGCGTCTTTCTGGCGCAGGAAATAGCCGATGATCGAGAACACAATGCTGATGAGGAACAAGCCGAGTTCGAACACCATTCTTAGAGCCCCCCGTAAGCGATAACACGCGGCTTCGACTTGTGCCGCTCCCACTCCTCTCTCACGCGCCCGCAGTACCCTTCGAACTGCGCGCGGAAGTCCTGCGCCCGCCCCTTGTCGAACGTCTCGGCGTCCTGTTTCATGTGCGCGCGTGCCTTCATCCACAGCAGCAGCGACTCGTGGTGCTCTTCGTCCACGTCGACGAACTCCTGCCCGTCGCCTGTGATTTTTTCGAGCGGCAAACGCATCACCGATAACTTCACGGTATCCGCCACGAGCGGCACCTGCACCCAGCGCACCAGCCCCTTCTGCTCGCCGAAAATCATGCTGTGCACCTCGCCGGGCTGCGTGTCGCTGTCCGTGGCGGCGTTCCCATAGTCCAGCGTCGGGCGCTCGGTGTCGGTGTAGTTGATGAGCGTCAGTTTGCGCCCGGTCGACACCAGCCGCGCCTCGCGGTACTTGAGGATCTTCTTGCTGACCTCCGTCGTCGCCTCGCCAGCAACGATGTCGATCTCGGTGATCGACGAGCTGATGTCCGCCACGCCGCCAGTCAGACGAACGAACTGCTTGTATGCGTCGTTCATGTAGCCCCACACCTCAAAGTCCGACCAGAGGTACGGCGCCACGCTATCGTCTATCTCGCTGCGAAACAGCTCATACAGCTCGTCGCTCGTCACATCAGGCTCCCGCTTCCTCGGCCTTGAAGCGGCGCCAGGCAGCCAGGCGCTCGCCGGCGTCGATGTCGAAGCCCAGGATCTTCTCCAGCACCTTGACGTGCGGCTCGCCGGCCGCCGTGAAGTTCTTCGAGTCGTTCTCGGTCACGACCTCGCGGATCGCCTCGACGATCAGATCCTCGCGCTCCTGGCCGCTCGGCGCCTCCTTGACGACCACTTCAGGCGGCAGCACGTCGGGCCGCTCGCCGTCGACCGGCTCGGCGCCGATAGCGATGGCTTCCTTGACCACTTCCGGCGGAACCCACGTCGGCTGTCCCTTGACGAAGTTCAGCATGTGACCACGGGTGGAACGCAGGGCGTAGTCCCTGTTCAGCACGTATTCAGGCACAAGACCTCCTTTGAAGAGAGTGGATGGAAGAAGCGGCCCCGGAGGGCCGCTTCCAGGTCAGACCTTAGTTGGTCTGAACTTCGTTGCTGCGCCCCTGGATCGTGTACAGGACACGAACAGTGGCCTTGCCCGCAGTGGCGTTCGCCACCGTCAGGTTGAAGGTCAGGCGCAGGTTCTCGCCAGCTCCGCGGAAACCCGTCAAGGTCAGCGCCGTACGGGCCGCTGACATGAGGTTGATAGCGGAGCCGTACCGAGTGGCCGAAGCCGAGTCGCCGATCGAGACGGTGGCGACCGTGGTGCCGGTATAAGCCGTCTCCACGACCAGCTCACCACCGATGACGTTGGCGTTGGCCGGCAGGTTGATGACGTCGACGACCGGGTTGCCGCCGAAGGTCTTGAAGTCCTTCGTGACCCCGTTGATGTCGACCATCGTATCGTCGAAGTTGAACGTGAACTCCGCCATCAGCGGCCATTGCGCGTTGCGAGTAGCTTTCAGAAGTGCCATGGCTCGTTCTCCTTACTGAGCGGTGTAGAGGGAAAGCACGCCGAAGTCTTCGGTCGTACCGCCGCTGTACTGGGTGTAGAACTGCGGCTTGCGGAAACCGAGGATCTTCCCGGTCTCGATGCCCTGCTGGTTGCCGTAGTCGAACTCCTTCTCGTTCCACTCCGGCTCGCCCAGGTCGGCGAAACCCAGGGCCTGGGCGCCGCAGAACAGCACCTGGCACCCGTCGATCGCGCCGCCTGCACCCCACTTCGAACCGCTCGCGGCGGTACGGGTGTTGTAGACGTGGCGGAACTCGTGCAGGTAGAGGCCGTCGACCTTGATGGTAGAACCGGTGAACAGCGGGTTCGAGCTGTCGCGGGTCTGAGCGTGGCGCAGGTTCTGCATGAACGTCGGGTCCAGCTTCAGGCGGGCCATGGCCTGCGGGCTGAAGAAGACATGGAACGTCTCCTCGCCGCCCTTCTCGCGCACGCCACGGATGTAGTGATCCTTGGCGTACGCCTTGGCCTGGACCAGCATCTCCCAGCAAGGATAGTCGCCAGTGCCGACCGCACCTGCGACGATGCCGCCAGTGCCGGTGCCCCACAGGATGCTCTTGGTGCCCTCGTCCCACTGACCGTAGCGCTTGGCGCTCGGCGCCACCACATCGGCGGCGAACTCCAGGTTGGTCAGATCGGAGCCGGTACGGGTGCCGCCGGAGTTCTTGTTGGCGTATGACACGCCGGCAAGCGAGAGGAACGCCAGCTGGTCGATCCGATCGGAGAGCCAGTAAGCCAGCTTGTCGCGGCTCTGGCTGCGGAAGTTGACGACCGATTTCTGCTCGGCCATCTTGCCTTCGTTGCGGTTCGCGTTGCGCAGCTGGTCGCAGCGGATCACCAGGTCGCTGGAGCGCATCGACTCCTCGTTGCCTTCCAGGGTGCGGTCGCCGGCAACGCCGTCGCCTTCCATGTCGTGCACCAGGGTAATCACCGCGCGGGCGCCCTTCTCGGTCTGCTTCAGCTCAGTGATGCGCTGAATCAGGGAGTTCGAGTCGCTGCCGAGAAACTTGCCGATGAAGCTGAGGTTGCGTGCCTGCTCCCACAGATCGCGGGACCAGACGGTTTTCTGCTCGTTCGTGAGCAGAGCAAAGTTCGTTGTGCTCATAGAGCCTCCGTAAAAGTCGAACGAAAACTTCTCTGACGTACTGCGTCAGATCACAGGCCACGGTGTCGCTGCGGCTCGCGCGTTTGTCCGACCATTACGGAGGTCGCTCCGGGCGCTGTGTCGTCGCGCCCTACGCAGGTACTACTTGCAGCCAGATTACATCAGACTCCGTTAGAAATCAACACCCTTGTCCGGTCGTGCCGCCCTGAAGCAAGCGACCACGGCGGCGAACAGGTAGTCCTTCGCCCGCTGGGTCTGCGGCAGCTGGTCGAATGGCACCATGCACGGGTGCGTCTTCTTCGAGGCGTCCTTCTTCAGTCCCCATCGCCAGCCGTCCGCCTGCTTCAGCTTCAGCCACAGCTCGTGGCTCTTCGCCGGGGAGCGCGGCTGCTCCAGATGCGCCCGCACGCCCTCGACAGCTGAATCGCGCTGCCACTCCGGCGCCTCCTCCCAGGGCGGCTGGGAGTGGTCGCCCAGCGACTCGCAGTACGCCCGGTTCACCTCGTGGCAGATCCGGGCGATGCCCTCTTCCGTCAGATGATAGATCGCCGAACGATGAGCGGCGTTGAAGTCGACCGAATGAACGTCGGCGATCATAGCATATCCCCTCTGAGCCGAGCCTTCGTCGCGTCGGGCAGCGCGCGGAACTCCTCGTCGGTGAGTTTCTTCACGTCCACCTTCTCGGTCAGCCCGCCCTTGTCGGAGTCCTTGCCGGCGTCTTTCAGCGCCGCAGGCGTCTTCGCTGCGGCGTCCAGGTTCGCCTTCACCTGAGCTTCGGTGCGCTCCTTCGCCGCGTCCTTCGCCGCCTGCAGGCCCTTCTCGTCGGCCGCAGCAGCCGGCAGCGCCGTCTTGAACTTCTCCATCACCGTGGATGCCGCCTTCACCAGCGCGTCAGCCGGCGCCATGCGGTCGCGCTCGATGTACGTGCGCTGCGAGGAGAGCACCATCTCGGTGAGCGTCTGGTCGAACTCGTCGCTCTTCTCGTTGAGCTGCGGGTACGCCGCCTCCAGGCGCTCGATCGCCATGTCCAGGCGCACCTCTTCGCGTGCCTGGTCCTTGGCGCGGTTCGATAGCCGGTCAGACTCCTGGATCGCGATCGTGCGCTCCTTGAGGCGGATGGCGCGCATGTGCTCCGCCGCCTTGTCCGCGTCGCCGTCGAGCAGCGCCTTCGCGTGCGCCTTCTCCAGCTCGGTGATCTCCGTCTCCAGCTTCTGCACGTCGGCGTTGCGGTCGACCTGCTTCAGCTGATCGTTCAGCTCAGCCAGCTTGCGCTCGGCGATGTCGGCCCGCTCGCGCTCCTTCTCCAACACGTCCTTGTGACGGCTGACGGGGATAAAGCGCCCTTTCTCGTCGCGCGCCTTCTCTTCGTCGGTCGCTCCTGCTTTCGCGGCGGCTTCTTTCTCGGCCGCTTCCTTGTCGGCGGCTTCCGCTGCCGCCTTGTCCGCTGCCGCCTTGTCCGCCGCTTCCTTCTCGACTGCTGCAACCGCGTCCGCTGCCGCCTTGTCTGCTGCAATCTTCGCTTCGTCTTCGTTAGATGCCGTCAGATTGTCTCCACGGTCTTCGTTTGCGGCCATACAGTCTCCTTACGCTTGTTGTGCCGGGGTGGACGTGCCCGACTCACGCAGCTGCTGCGCGCGCTGGGCCAGGCGGTCCTCGCGACGCAGCTGTGCTTCCTGCTCCGCCTCCTGGCGGCGAATCTCCAGCTCCTGCGCGTGCTGCTCACGCTTGAGCGCCATCTCCTGCTGCATGGCTTCGCGCTTCAGGGCGAACTCCTGCTCCATCTTCCAGCGCTCCAGCTCGTGCTCGCGTAGCGCCGTCTCTTCCTCGATGCGCAGCTTCTCCATCTCGGCGCCGTCGCCGCCCTGCGCTTCCTGCGCCTCCTTCAGGGTGCGGGCGCGCTGCAGCTCCGTGTCCGCCAGCGTCTTGTCAACCTCGGCCTCCGCCTTGCCGACCTCGGCCGACTGGGCACGCAGCGCCAACTCGGCCTGCTGCTGCGCCTCCGGCGACTCCTTGTCCGCCGTCATCTGCTTGACGATCTCCGAACGGCGCATGAGGCGGCTGTTCTCGATGAGCACGCTGTCAGGTATCGGTATGCCCAGCTCGCGCAGCGCGATGCCCTGCTCGAACTGGCTGTCCTCCAGCGTCGCCCGGAACGGCTGGCTAGTGATGATGATGCTGTACTCACCGATGGTCAGGTCGT